CACCGGAAATCGAACCAGAGGAAATCGAGAAGAAACGCAAGCGATTACGCAAAGGACGGACCACCGTGGTGTCCTTGCGAATTAACCCAGGGCTGTCCACACTGGACGGCAACCAGACAGGATTAAGGATACCCTGATGCCGGAAAAGGGTTACATCGCAAAGCTTTACAAGGAAGATGACACGGCAAGGCAGGAAATACTTGAAACGGTGCGGCTGTGCGCATCGTTGACCAAGCCGTGGATATGTCCGCCGGCAGGAACGCATCAAGCGGCAAAGTTGCCGACATCATACCAATCCATCGGCTCACGCGGCATCATGAACCTTGAAGGCCGCATGCTCATGGCCCTTTTCCCCCCATCCCAACCTTGGTTCCGCCTGCAACTGTCCCCAGACATCAAATACAACCCGGAAATACCGCCTGAAACCATCCAGCAATGGGAACAGCAACTGTTCCTGCGGGAACTTATCATCCAGGCAACCTTGGATTCCGCACCGCTGAAGCCCAAGCACCTGCGCAAGGCCACTGGCTTCCGGTCGCAGAAACGCACCGCAATCAGCCAAGTTCTGATAACCGGCGACGTTCTGGAACAACTCACAGATGATTACAGGATAAAGGTTTACAGGCGGGACCAGTACGTAACCAGGCGCGATTCCTGCGGCACGGTCCTGTACCATATCATCAAGGAAAACATCGACCCGCTGGGCCTGCCGCCGGAAATCCTGTCAGCAGCAGGGTTAAGTGCCGCCGACTTGGCAGCCAAGCCCGTAAATGAAAGACTGATAGACATTTACACGCTTGTGGAACGCCAGCCGCAAGCGGATACGTGGGTTATACGCCAGGAACTGAACGATGTCGTCGTCAATGAATCGGAAGAAAAAGTAAGTCCTTTCTTCTCAACACCTTTTGAGCTTGCCCCAGGCGACGACTACGGTCGCGGGTTCATCGAAATCAACCTTGGCGACCTTCGCAGCCTCAACGCCCTTGAAGAACGGCTGCTTGAGTTCGCCGCTACCGCTGCCAAGCATCACCCCATCATTGATTATGCATCCAACGTCAGGGACAAGGACTTTATGAAGGAATCCGGCGAAATCATCCATTGCAGGGTGCAAGGCGGCAGGGCACAGGATATAGGCTTCCTGTCGGTGGATAGGCTGAACGACTTCAATGTAGTCTATCAATCCATCTTGCATAAGACCAAGAACCTGGCCACCGCCATGCTCATTGAATCTGAAATCCAGCCTCGCGGCGAACGGGTTACCGCCACGGCCATCCAGCGCGTGGCAATGGAACTCGAAGGTGCCCTCGGCGGCGTGTACGCCCCAATTGCAGATGAACAGCAAATACCGCTGCTGCAACGGGTTATCTACCAACTGGAAAGGGATAAGGTCTTTCCGCCCTTGCCAGATGAATCGGTGCATATCGAGGCCCTTACGGGGCTGGCTGCCTTGGGCCGGCAGGTGGATATGAACAGGCTGATGACCTTCGCACAAGTGGTTTCACAGCTTGGGCCGCAGGCAATGGCCCGCATTGATCCTGCGGTGCTGATGGCGAAGATGGCACAGTACCTGAACCTGTACGAAGCAGGACTGGTCAAGTCGGATGAACAGATGGCAGCCGAGGCGCAACAGGCGATGGCTGCCGCTGCAGCCGCACCGGTGGCACAAGAAGCGGCAAAAGCCGTTGGCAAAATCGCCCAACAAGCCATAAGCGGCGGATAGGTGGCAACGTTGCCATAAGGAAGTTATAAGAAAGTTATGGAGGAAGCCATGCCCGACGAAGCAGCTGTTCAGACCCAAGGGGACGACCAGGCCAATCAGGATGCCGCTGCCGCCGAACAACAGCAGCAGGCTAGGCTGTTGGCCGGTAAGTTCAAGTCTGTAGAAGACTTGGAAAAGTCTTATCTTGAGCTGCAGAAGAAACTTGGGCAGCGAAGCCAGCAGAAGGGCAAGGACACGCCGAAGGGGCTGGAAATCCCAAAGCCGTCCGACGAAGTCCCCTCAAGCGTCTCCGACCTCCTCCGTGCCATCGGCAAGGATGAAGCAACCATCCTGCAGGAATGGGCGGAAGGCAGGGGAAAGCTGAAGGACGAAACCTACATTGCCTTGGCGGCAAAAGGATTCGGCAGGGGGCTTGTGGATGAAGTGATACGGGCCAAGGCAGCCGAATACCGCGATGCCCAGGCAAGGCAGGAACTGATAGCACAGCGTGCAGCGGAACTTGCCGGCGGCCAGGAACAATTGCAAACCCTGCTGGCATGGGCTGGGCAGAACCTGCCCGATTACAGGATACAGGACCTGAACGAACGGCTTGCACGCGAGTCCAGTTATGAAGGAGCGATAGTAGAAATTATGACTGAATACAACAAAGCCGTAGGTGCGGGCAAGGCCAGCCTATTGATTAGTGGCGGTACCACGCCACCGGCAAGCGGCGCTGGCTGCAGGACGCCGGAAGAATACCTTGAACTGATACGGCAAATCAATTCCGCCGGCGGCAAGCCTACGCCGGAACAGATTGCGAAATTGGCAAATACGCCGAGAGAAATAGTTGACGCCGTGTCGGGTTTCGGGCAATAATATAAAGGGGTAAAGGAGGAAAACAGGATGCCTGTTGCTACGCCGGAAGATTGGAAAATCCTGCATGAACTGAAAAGCACGTTCAGGGTTGACAGACAAGGGGGGACTTGGGTTGCCAAGATCTTCGATGCCGCCACGCGCAAAATCTATGCGCAGGCGGCTGGTAGCAGCGAGCATAACGCCTTGGTCAACGCACTGGCTGTAGCAACAAAGGCACCAAGACCCAAATCGCCACAAGAGATTATCGCAGAGGCCGAAGCGATACGAGATGAAAATGAGGCCTTAAAAGCCAAGCTGAAAGAATTGGAAAGCAAGTTGGATACGGTGCTTTCCGCCACGCCTGCCCCTGCAAGTAAGCGAAGGGGAAGGCGGAAAGGTCGGAAACCCACCGCGCCCCCCACAGCCACGGAGGTTTCCGACCTGGGAACCGCGTCGGATGGGGAGCCCACCGCTGCCGAGGACAACCTGTCCTAGGCCCTCGCAGCCGTAGTGGACAACTCACATCTTCGATAGGTGCCCGAACGTAATCGGACAACAGGGAAAGTGTGTACCTATTGAAGGAGTGAAACACTATGGCTTCGTCAAACGCAGTTCGTTTCCTTGCTTCTGGAGGTGATGATCGTGCGCTTGCCTTGAAAATGTATTGGGAAGGGCAAGTGCTTGAAGCCTTCAGGGCAAAGACGGTCCTGTGGGACAACACAGGCAATGTAATCAAGTACAAGAACATCACGTCCGGGAAAAGCTGGCAGTTCATCATGGGCGGGACCGACCCGACCCCAGAGTACCATACGCCTGGTACCGAGCTGCTCGGCCAAACCTACTCGTTCAGCGAAGGGACCGTTACTGTGGACGATATTCTTGTCGCCCACTTCGATGTCCCCATCGACCAGGAAAGGATGAGCCACTTTGATGTGCTGGGCAACCTTGGTCGTCGCTTGGGCAGGGCCTTGGCCATTGACTTCGACAAGAAGTTGCTTCGCGTCGCAGTCAATGCCGCACGGGCAACTGAAAGCGACGGCTACGTTGCTGCCGGCAATGTGCTGAACAAGACCGGTTCAAATAGCACCCTTGCCGCCACGTGGTCGGCAGACAATACCGGGGCTACCGCACTTTACAAAGACGTTTCCGAACTTGCGGAAATGCTTGATGAAGACAATGTGCCGGAAGAAAACCGGTTCCTGTTCATTCATCCCTACCTGCGGTATGTGCTGACGCAGTTCACGTCGCCTAACATCTTCAATCGTGATGTAACATCCCTGCCCGGCGACTTGAACAAGCGCGTCATCGGCACGCTGGCTGGCTTCAACGTCGTCATTACCAACCAGCTGCCAAGTAGCAACGTTTCGACCGGCCCCACCGCCTATCAGGGCAACTTCACTGCTACGCAAGCAAGTAGCGAAGATTTCGGTCTGCCTGCTGCAGTGGCCCTGTGCGGTACGGTTGACGACGTTGCCGCAATCGGGCTTGTCCAAGCCGGTCCCATCTACCCGTACCAGGCCCGCGATGAACGGCGCAACACCATCTTCATGAAGGCACAGATGGTCGTCGGTGCCGGCATCCTGTGCCCGTGGTCGGCGGGGGTGATTCAGGTCCAGAAGACTTCGTAAAGGAGGAATGAATCATGGCTGAAACCATTGCAGTTGACAGCAACAAGTTGCTGCGCGTCAAGGACAACGAAACCGTTGCCCCTGCCGAAAATACCGGCAGGCCGGATTACGATGAAACCGACTACCTTGAGATAGAAGGCAACATCAGCAGCACCACGCCACACATCATTGTTACCGCCAAGAACGACAACGAAGATGATGTGCAGCTGCGGCTGGCCGGCAAAGGGGATGGCGGGACGCTTGTCAAGTTCCTTCAAACGGATGTTGACGGTGCAAACACACTCGGCGCAGCTAATTATACCGGTTACGTTATCCTCGTAACCAATGGTGCTGGCGGAGAAGGTAAAGCCGTGTTGGCTTACAGTGATGGCAGCAACTGGGTACGCCTTGACGGCTCAGGCAACAACATTTCCGCTACCTAATGGAACCTTTCAAAGGGCAGCCCGGCCTTTCTGGCTGGGCTGCCCGATAAGGAGTGCTTGTGATGAGCGAGACACGGGAATACGGGCCTACGAAAATCCTGCGCATTACTGATGCACAGGATTATGAACCAACGTCGTTAAGTGGCGGCAAAGACGATTACACCACCACCGATTACCTGGAAATCACAGGCCAAGCAAACAATGGTGCCAGTTCCGACTTTCCTGATTGGATGGAGGGTCACCGTGGAATTGTGATTTCAGCACTAAATGATAACCAAGCCGCAACGGAGCTTGGCTTTCGTGTTAAAGGCACTGGCCATGTCTTCTTTGCCAATGATGTGATGTTTGAAAGCACTGTTTACGCTCACGGCCAAGTGCGAGTGGAAGACAACCATGACCTGTATGTCAGCGGCGATATTGATATTGATGGTGGTGCCACAATCGGCAGCCAAACAATAAGCAACGACAGCATAATCCTCGTTGCCAACACATCAATGACATTAGGATGCACAGGAGCCGCTGCATCATTCCTCGGCGCATTGCAGTTAAAGAGCTACACTGTAGCCCAAGCCAACGACCTGGCACCCGGACAGCGCCCCGCGGGGTCGCTTATCTGGGTTTTAGACGACGTTGACGGTGCATGTGTAGCTTACAGCGACGGTACCAATTGGCGCCGTATCGATACAAACGCCCCCATATCCGACGTATAAGGAGGAAAGCAGATGAAGTCATGGAAAACTACTGCTACCGGTTTGCTGGCCATTGTAATCGCCGTGGCCACCGCCCTGAAGGCCTTGTGGGACAATGACCCATCCACTACCCCCGACTGGAACGCCGTTGCAGTCGCCATCATGGCCGGCATAGGCCTGCTGCTGGCACGCGACAACGACAAGTCGTCTGAAGATGTCGGCATCAAAGGAAAAAGCACCAAAGGCAAGGGCAAATGAAGTGGCATGGCTGGAGCGAATCGCTGTCATCATCATTGAAGCGCTGCTTGGCTGGTTGGCGAAGCAAGCGGAAAAGCCATCGACTGCCCAAAACGCTGGTCGTCGCAACGATCTTGCTAATCGTATTCGTCGCCGGGTGCACGAATACGAGGACCGTGTTCGTCGAGCCGGGGGCGCCAATCAGGATAGGCCCTGATGTAAAAGGGCATATCTACTACCTTGACCCTGACACGGGCAAATGGACACTTTCTGACCATACAGTGCACATCCCTGAAGGATGGTACTGTGTGGGGCCGGAGGACCATGAAAAATGATAACTACACTTCTGGAAAACGCCAGCTCCACCCCATCAACCAACATCTTCTGGGGTGGGCAGGGAACGCTGTACGTATGGGGTACGTGGGACGGCGCTACCGTAACACTGCAAGCCAGCCCCGACAACGGCACCACTTGGATTGACCTTGAAGATGCCACCTTCACCCAAAACACCGTAACCAACATCACCTTGCACACGATGAACCAGATACGGGCAAGCATATCCGGGGCCGGTGGCAGCACGTCCCTTAATGCAAAGATCCTGGCATTTTAAGAGGAGGGTGGAGTGATGGCTTACCCTGTAATAAACAAGCCCATCGGCCGGCGCAACCTGCCGTGGCAGTTCGGCGACGGCAGCGACGGGACGAAGACCGTTGGCACGAGTGAAACGCTGACGAAAACAGATTTGAATTACGTGTCGCTAACCATCTTACAAGGACGAACCTTGTCCGTACCGGATTGGGCAACCAGCAAAGGCGCGATATGCGTTATCCGCGCGCAGGACTTTATTGAAATCAATGGGACGTTGAGCGCAACGGGGGTAACGCGAAAGCTTAATCCCGGTGGTGCGCTTGGCGATGTTGGCACTAAAAACGATGGGTTTCCTCCGAGTATCTATCTCGTCGGTTGGACCTTCGTTATTTATCACGCCGTTACATGGCCGGTTGTAGGCGGAGGTGGCGGAACCGGCAAGGCATACCCAATGAGAAAAAGTGCTACTGATCATTTTTACATGGTGGGCTATACCGATTACGAAGTTGACGCTCAAGCGGACGGCTCGTCAATCATCCAGGGCAATTTTGACCGCGACGAATGGATTGGCCCAGGCCGACTCTATCGTTATTGCGCCGGCGGTGGCGGCGGTGGAGACGGAACGAATCGGGGCGGCAACGGTGGTGGAATAATCGTCCTGTATGCCCCGCGCATAATTTTCGGTGCCAGCGGGAAGATAGAAGCCAAGGGCGAGGACGGCCAAGGCGGAGACACCGGTGGTGGCGGTGGCGGATACGTTGAGATATGGACGAGTTACGCGTTAAGTGATGCCGACAAGGCAAAAGTGGATGTAAGCGGTGGTGCCGGCAATGGCGACGGTGGCGATGGCGCGGATGGACACAAGGTGTTTCGCATTTTGAGGTGATAGCAATGGAAAACAAGGCCGTTTCCAGGCTGATGAGGGTCGGCATCTTTGCCGCTGGTCTCATTGCCGCAGTCATCGGTTGGCTTGCCGTTGATATGGTTCGTGTTCACACTGAACTGGCTGAAGTGCGGGTTAAGGTTGCAAACATGTACCACACCATAGATGAGCTCAACCAGAACAACAAAGCGCTTGACCAACGATTGCGCAACATCGAACGCGACGTTGCATGGATAAAAGCGCGGCTGAAGATTTCCGACCCACCGTTTACCACCACGATGGATGAAAAAATCAGCGATGCATTGCGGAGGTTCTATGCAATCGAATGAACAGCGAATGGCAGGAAATCGTAGCAAAGGTGCTGGGAAAGCACAGCGAAGGGCCAGCACAAGCGAACGCCATCTTGGCACGGTGCCATGATGACGTATCCGTCCTGCGCCGCTACTGGCGGCAAGGGATGGACGTTACTGACGTGTGCCAGCGGCTTTCTACACTGTTCAAGGTGGTGAAGGAACAACTGCAAAGGGAAAAGGCATGGCCGATGGAATCATAGACAAGTTGCTGGCCGACCATTTGCACGGTCATTCCGATTTTCAGATGGATTACTTCATTACCGGCAAAGGCGGCCCGACCACTTACGGCATGTACCGGCAGGCGTTACGCGAGCTGGTTGCCAGGCATAAGGCCTTGAAGCGGCTGGAAATCAAGCGACAGATGATAGAACTGGACATAGACCAGTTACAACAGCAAAGCGACGGCTGCCCGATAAAGCAAAGACGCAGGGATTTGGAAATACAACTAAAGAGGCTTGAGCTGGAGGATATTCTTACATCCATCCATACCACAAGACGTGAACTTGACCGCTTCTATACCCAAGCCGTTGCCCTCAAGGAAAGGCTGGGCGACATTGACGACACGCGACGGCATGAACTGGAAAGGGAAATGTGGGTCGAACGCGCCAAATTGCTTGCCATTATAGACCTGGCAACGGCAGGCAGGCTGTCGCCGGCAAGCTACGAAATGATAATTGCCTTACCGCCAGCAGACCGGACCAGCATAGTGAAGTTCCTGACGGACAAGAACGCGGTCGCCGAAAGGGCGAAGAACGGATACCAGGTGGAAAGGTTGCTTGAGGACAATAACAATGACGAAGCTGGAAGCAGTTAACGAAATGCTGGCAGCTATAGGTGAACCGCCTGTAGCATCATTGCCGGATTCCGACGACGGCAGCGAAGAATACGAAGCAAAAGTGCTGCTGGAAAGCACGTGCGAAAAAATCCTTGCCGAAGGCTGGTTCTGCAACACCGTGGAAGAAAAGGCATACCAGCCGGATGCCAACAACAAGATAGACCTGTCGTCTGAAGATCCCGGCATCCTTTCCATCACCCCAGCCGGGAAGTCCATTTACATGAAACTGGTTCTGCGCAATGGCTACGTGTACGACATTGAAAACGATACTGACGAGTTCGATGAAGATGAAATAGAGCTTGACGTTGTTCAGAACCTTGATTTTGAAGTCCTGCCGCCGCTTCTGGCCTACTACATCACCAAGGCAGCGGCAGTGAAGTTCCAACGGAACAAGAAGCGCGGCTTGGTGGATGATAACATCCTGCAACAGGAAATGTACCAGGCCCGCATCGCTGCAAGGCAGGAAGACACCGACCTGCGGCGGGCCAACGTGTTCGATACGTATGATGCGATGAGAATCTTGGCACAGGATTAAGATGGCAGAAGAAGTACGGATAGCAATACCGGCACTTTACGGGGGCATATCCCAGCAGCCTGCGCATCTGCGGTTTCCACACCAAGTGGAAGATGCCGTCAACATCCTGTTCGACGTTGCAGAAGGCGCATCCAAGCGACCGGGAACCGTCTTCATCTGCAGGGTTGATGACCTTCTGAACGACGGCGACTATCGCCTCTATTCCATCGAACGCGACCAGGATGAAAAATACTTCGTCGTTTACGGCGAAGGCGTAATCCGCGTCTTCCACACCGACGGCCTGGAATGTGATGTTACAGCAAGCCAAGATGCCATCGACTACATCAATGCCGAAAATGCCACGGCGGACGACCTGCAACTAATCACCATCGAAGATTACACCATCATCCTTAACCGAAAAGTTCAAGCCAAGGGCAAGGCATCACCGGACTACACCGTTGACGGGACCCACAACGATTACGATGCCCTCATCAGTTATACGCCTTCCGGCGACGGCTCAACACAAAAAGGGATGTGGGACCTCACCAACGGCGTTGGCGAAAGGCACAGGGTAGAATCCACAGATGCCACGGCGGAAGAGTACTACTACTACGACCCTGACCCCGACCAATCCACGCCGGCAAACAAGGCCACCTTCGCCCACGTTGTGTTCGGCACCGTAAAAGGGGCATGGGCAAGGCCTTCAGGCTACTACAAATCGGAAAGAAACCCAGGCGGATTCAAGATAACCTGGGGAAGGAACAACATCCACGAAACCAACGTTTCATGGACCGCCGCTGATAAGAAGCTTACCAAAACTGGCGCCTTCACTGGCTACGACTGGCAAGTCGGCGATCAAATCTGGGTGGCAGGCGGAAGTGGCGGTATTACACCAGATTGGTACACCATCGCATACAAGGAAAGCGATGATGCCATCGTCCTTGAAACCAGCCTTACATCAAGCGATGTCAATGACGTTGAAATAGGTGCCACCGGTTCGCCACTGCCGGAAAAGGCAAGAATCAAGAACAGCTTTGAGGCAATCATCGACGTTGAACCGGGCGCCTTTACGGATATGGATGACGTTGCCAAGGAGTTCCAGGATGCCTTGCGAGCTGACGGCGCCTTTGATGCACTTGTAAGCTGGGTGGACACGGGCGAAGGCGCAGCAGAAGGGCATTTCGTCATTACGTGTTCATATCGCGGGGAAACTGCGGAAATCTTCGGCACCGAAGCCCCGTCCAGCGGCTATGACTACACTGGCAATAAGAACCGGCCCTTCTTCTGGGACGATGCCACATCACATAAAGGCACGGGCACGCCTACAACGCTGACTTTGGCACCGGAGGACCGCTGGACATCCACCGCACCGCCCAACCAGCCGAACGCCATGATAGATGAAACCACCATGCCGATAAAGCTGGTAAGAACGGCGGTGCGCAGCGGTGATACGCCGGCACAGTTCACCCTGTCCACCATAGACTGGTCTGCCAGGGCAAGCGGGGATGAAAACAACAATCCCATCCCATCCATCTGGGAAAATCAAGTTACCATTTCGGACATTACCCTGCATCGCAACCGCCTTGTCCTGGCCGGCGATGAATACATCGTATTCAGTCAAGCAGGCGACCTGTTCAACTTCTATCTTGACAATGCCAACAACGTTGTCGATTCGGACCCCATAGACCTGACGCTTACATCGCATGAAGTAACCATCATCGACTACATCGTACCTTTCCGCAAGACGCTGATAATCTTCACGAAGGCGGGAAGCCAGTTCGAGCTGAATACGCCGGATAACCTTACCGCAGAAACGGCGGCAATAGAACCGTCAACCACCTACAAGTCGCTGTCGGTTAAGCCCCGCACCATCGGCAACCTGCTCTACTTCATCGGCCTGAAAAGCGGAACAACGGCACTGTACGAATACTTCTACAACGATTCCCGCGTGGCAAATGAAGCGGCGGATACGACCAGTCATACGCCGCATCTGCTGCCGGCGGAAATACGGTCGATAGCAGTATCCGCAAACGACAACTGCGTTTTCGTCATTCCAAAAGACGACAACAGAATCTTCATGTACCGCTTCCACTGGTCGGGCCTTAACAAGGACCAGTCGGCATGGACCACCTATGTTTTCGACGACAGCTATCGTATCGCCGATGCCACGATGATTTCGACCAGTCTTTACATGCTTGTCGAAACCACCGACGGGTTTAACATCGAAACGATTGACAACCTCAACTACGACGACCCCATCAGTCCGCGGGATGATTACGAAACCGACAGCTTCCCGACGACATGGACGAAAAGCACGGTCTTTACCGGCTTGATAAACGTCATCGGCGGGGCATCCGCCCCTTCAACCTATCTCACAGACAACGACCAACACAACGTCGCCACAGACAGCTGGTCCACAAAAACCGCTATACCGACACGGGGCAGCCATGATGCAAGGTCATTGCCGCAGACGGCAGGCGCTGCCAACAGCATCTACATCCTTGGCGGCAATGCCAGCGGCGCGGTGCCGAACTGCGATAAATACGATTCGACGGATTCGTGGACAGCGCTGCCGGATTTGAGTGGCGATTATTTGAATTACAACGGCTATGGCGGTTTCCGGCCATCATACGTTTACACCTTCGGTGGCTACAACGGATTGGCACCGCAACAGGCCGCCGCCAAGTCAGATGAAACAAGCTGGATTACCCTTGCTGATATGCCGGAAACGGCACGCGGTGGCGGGCTGAAGGCTATGGCCGATTACTACGGCAACTTCTACATGGCATGCGGTGTTTACAAGCACGTTTACAAGTATCAGATTTCCGGCGACAGCTGGTCCACACAAAGTTCATCCATGCCGTTCAGCTGGGTTCAGCCGGGCTGTGCCATACTACACACGCGATTCTACTTCTTCGGCGGCTATGACGACGACAGCAGCCAGTACGTCAAAACGTCAAGATACTATCACCCGTCAACCGATTCGTGGGTATCGGTCAGCGACATACCCGGCAATGCACGACAGGACATCGCAGCCGCCTACATGAACGGCAACATCTACATCTACGGCGGGCACGATGCGACAACCTACTACCGGGATGCAGCAAAACTTTCATTGGGTGCATGGTCGTCAATGACGGATTTGCCGGCGCCGGGCAGAAGCGGCGCGGCAGCAAAGGGGATAAGGTAAGATGGCATGGCCGTACATCGTACATCTTGACAGAATGATGAAATGCCAAGGTGAACTTGATGGCAACGACACCATCTTCTACGTTCCAACTGCCGACACTACGCTGAACGCCATCGTCCTCGGCCCCGACTTCGGCAGCTACGATCCTGACAATCCCGACGATAACTATGCCGGCAAGGTCATTACACCCGACAGCGTGCAAGACGGGATTGTGAGGGTCAACGACCAGGACCTTACGGCGGGGGAAGTGATTATCGGCAGGAAGTTCACAGCCACATGCACGTTTTCCAGGCCGTACTTCAGGGATGTCAACAACAACGCCGACATAGACGCCTTCCTACTGGTAAGGCAGCTGACAACTGCACACAGAAACAGCGGCAGCTACAAGCTGCAATCGACGATGCGCAACAGACCGTGGAACAGCAACAGCGGGATAAGGACGGCAACCTTTACACCCTGGCGGGCACTTACCGAACGCGAAGGGTTTTTCAAGGCATGGTTCCAAGGCAAGTCAGATAAGCAGACGCTGGCAGTTACGGACGACGGCCCTGCGCCGTTTACAATATCAGCGGTGGAAATAATAGCCGATTACATCCCAAGGGGTGGTTAAGATGGCTGAAGCAGTGATACCGGCATTGGTGATAACCGAAATAGCGGCAACAGCAGGGGCTACCTACGCATCCTACGCTGCAGCCAAGGCGCAGAACGAGGCGATTGAAGCATCCATGAAGTCGCAGGCGGAGGCCTTGCGGATTCAGCAGAAACAACTTGCAGAACAAGCGGGATTGGAAAAGATGCGGAACATTGCAAGGGCACAACAGATAATCGGCCGCCTGCGCGTCGCTGCAGGCGAAGCCGGGGTCGGTATAGCAGGCAGCTACGACGCCCTTATCCGCCAAACACTCTACGAAACGGCACTGAATGAAAAAATCATCCAACAGAATTACCTGAACCAGGTTCAGTACGCCAGAACAGCGGCACAGGCAAACATGGCAAGGCTGCAAGGGCGGACAATATCGCCCGGCCTGGCAGCATTTGAATCGTTCGCAGCATACGCACCGCAACTAGTCAACACCGGTCTGGCAATAAAGCGCATGCAAACCATGCAGCAACTGTCAGGACGCACAAACGTTTAGGGAAACTGAAACATGGCAGTGCAACTGGAATACAGCAAGCCATTAACGGGATACGCAAGAACCAGGACAAGGCGATTGCCCAGGCAGGGGATAAACTATGAGCTGACTGCGCCCGGCGTTGTACCCATTCCACCCGTATCAGTCCCGGCTACCAAGCTCGCGCAGTTGCAAGCGGCGCTGGGCGCAGCAGCACAAGGCACGGCCAGGATTTCGCAGTCCCTGGAATACCACGCCCAGCGGATGCAGAACCTTTACCGCGGGGCGGGATTCCAACGGTACCGCGAACTGGCGCCTTCTTTGCTTGAGAAAATCCAAGAGAAGCAACTGCTTGTGCCTGAAGGCATGTCGGCGGCGGACTACGCCAAGCAGCTGGCAATGGAATATGCCGACGGCATGCCGGGGCCTATGGCGCAGACCTTCGTTACGTCGATGACGGCTACGCTTACGCCAGCCTTCATCAGGCAGCGGGAACAACTGCGACAGGAACAGGCCGCAGAACTGCTGCAGACATATTCATCATCCGTACAGACAGCAAAGACGCCGGAAGACATAATCGCTGTGGTCGATGAAGCTCGTAAGGCATTACCGTGGCTGTCGCCGCTTGAAGTCATGCGCCGAACATTGCTTACCGCAGCGGAAGCCGCCGCCGAAAGCGGCAACATCGAACTGCTGCACATGATTAAAGAAGCCGCCAACGGCAAGTTCATCGCCGATTTCGCTGCACTGGAACATCGTGCTGTTACCAGACAACAACAGCAAATCACCAAGCAACACAAGGCAATCCAGGACAACCTTACACAGCTGGAACAACAAGGCGCACCATTAGAAATATATCGGCAACAAATCCAGCAACATGTTGACGATGGGTTTATAACCGAAGCTGAAGCAACCAGCCGCATCGACAACTACGTCATCAATAAGATGCGGGATATGGCCAGGGAAGGGAACCTGAACGCGGTTGTCGAACTGCAGAAACACTTGTCCAAGAACCCCGAAGTGCAAGAAGAAGCGAAATATCTGCAGCGGGTTGCATCGGACAGGGTGAGGGCCTTGCGGGTACGGGCTATCTTACAGCGGTACTACGAAGGCACCCTTTCAGGGGAAAGGGCAATCAAGACAGCAACCGACCTGCTGAAGGCATACGACTTCGAAAACCCCGACAACGGTATGGGCATTACCGTTGAACAGTACCGATACATCGTCGGTGCGGTCGGCAAGCAAGTCGAAGCCAACGTCGCGGAAAAACAGATAAGCGACATGATAAGCGGCAAGGCACCGCCACGGGTCCTGCCGGACACTGCGTCCAACAGAACGCTTGTAGAGAACCACTTGAAAAGATTCGCCGACCCGCAGACGGGTGAAATCCCTTCCGACATCGAAGCGATAGTATTGACCAGTACCGGTATCATACCGCGGAACCGCCTAGCCTATCACTTGAACAACATCAAGTACGGCACACCCAGCGAAGCCCTGCAATCGGCAAGGCTGCTGGCAACGATAACCAAAGCACAACCAGCCCTTGAAATCCGCGCCTTGGATAGCGCATCAGACAAGGACGGCACAATCCTGCAAGCCATCTTCCTGGCGAGGGATGACGGTACACTGCAGAATGACACAAAGATGCAGCAGCTGATAGAACAGCTGCGCAGTATGCAATTCATTGAGGGTATAGACATAACTGGCATCACAGCCGTCGGATCGGGCACACCCTTCAAAACGGAAGGCGATGCAAAAGCTTTCGTGCTGGATGAAATAAGGAGCAAGCTGGAAAAAAAACACGAACGCATCTTCGGCAGCGGTTGGTTTACCCGCGACCCCACTTTCCGCGCAACGGCGGATTTGTACGATACGGCAATGAAAATCTACGGCAACCGAATCCGCATCCTGATAAATGCCGGGGTCGATGAAAAAACAGCCGTCAACAAGGCCATAGAATACACCACTGCCATGCTGGAACACAAATTCCTGTTCGTCCCGTGGAAGACCAAAGACGGCGACAAGACGGTGGTACCCGTCAGGATAAAGGGCAATATCAATACGCCTGATTATCCGCATGCAAACGAAATCTACAGCATCATCACAAGAGAGCCTTACTGGCTGCAGAAGACGGCAATATCACAGTTTGAAAAGATTGTCGGGAAGAACGCCGAAAAGGAAGGCATCATCGGGCTAAAGCTGGTGGCCTACAAGCCGACGTTGGAACAACTGCAACAGTATTACTTCCAGCGATTGAAAGACGATGCAAGGGCAAGGGGGCTGCCTTTCAACGAAGAAGAAGCAAGGGAAACCGCCCAAGTGCTTGCGAAGGAAACTGCGGATAAGAGGGTTCTTTCAGGATTCGCATACGTAACCGAAAACGGAACGCTATGGGTTGATGAAAACGGCAACATGCCGGTCTTCATACCGGAGGAAGAAGATTTGCGGCGGGCCAGGGAAAATCTGCCGCTGGAACTGCCCCTGGGGCAGCTGCCCACGGAAGAAGAAAAGCAGAGAATACTGCGGGAACACGGCAGCGTGCTAGCCAGAACGGACACACAAATCACACCGCCTGAAGCACCGGCTAACGTAGTGGATGTAAATGTGCTATGGCCGTAGTAGTATCGAAACAGATATTCACAAGACCGCATCCGGCGGAACTGTTAAGGTCATATTACGATGACCTCATTACCAACGGTCCGCCCATTGAAGCCGTAGAATCGGGGGCGTACCAGCCGCAAACAGCGTCATGGAAGGAATACATCTACGCCAAGACGCATCAGACCGTAGGGACGTTGGGCGATCCTGTAGCACGGTGGATTTACGGCGGTGAACCAGACCCCAACTTCGACCCAGGCAAGTACATCCGCAGCAATCCCGGCCTGGACCAAGACCCCATAGTATGGTGGCTGTACAACCGCGGGCAGTTCGACGATGCCGTCAACGAAACCGACTTTCAAATCCTGCTTGACCAGGGCCGGCAGTATGTTGACGACATAAGCGTCATGGCCCGTGGCAGTTCCATGCAGAAAATCGCCGGCATGGGCCTTGACCTGCTCGACCCCGTCTTCCTGGTTTCCCTTGCCGCTACCGCCGGCGTAGCATCACTGGCCAGGGCAACATCGACTGCAGCCAAGGCCGTCAGGGCCGCCGTGGTCGGTGCTGCATCTTATGAACTGTCCCACAAAATCAGGGCCGGTATGACACCAGCGTCGGATGAACCAGGCGCCGCCGATGACCTTGCTGGCATGGCCGCCACCGCGGCCCTGTTCGCAGGAACCTACGTCCTCGGCTGGGGCATAGGAAGAATCAGGGATGCCATTCCGAACGCCAGAAGGATGCAGCAAATCAGGGCTGCTTTGGAGGAGTTCAAGAACACTAAACTTGTCCGCGACGTTAAGGAACTTCCGAACGTTGACCCACTTAAGGACATGGACCTTTCCATCAACGAAATCCTGAACGTAAGCAAGAAGCAAATAACCGACCTTCTGGAAAACCCCGTTGATAACGCCCGAATCAGTCCGCTGTTCGACCCGGCCTTCGGCGGTGACGAAAACTACAGGCTGCTTAAACAACTGAAGGAAAAGTATCGCCAGGAAGGAAAGAAGCTGCATGTGGTGCCGAGGCCGGACCCCGAAGTCAAGTTCTACAGAATGGTGCGGTATTTCGAGAAAATCGGGTCGGTGGAAATCCCGGATTACATCAAGGAGGCGACGGCGGAGGATTTTCCGTATTACAACGTCATCGACAAACTGTTCGTCAACACCGCCACACTGATTAACAAGCCCGCAGGCATGGCGATGGTTTCAAGGGTGAAAAACCTCCCGCTGCGACGCCTGCGCGAAGCGCTGGCCACCGTTGCAGATTCGCTTCGACCGATAACGGTGGATTCCGCACGTAATCCCTTTGAAGCCACGCACGGGCCTACCGTTGAAGGCATATTCGACCATCAGCGACTTATTGCAGGCGATGTGCAAGCAAGACTGAAAAAGGTTGCCAAAGGTTACAAGCGATGGCTGCGAAGGGCGGATAGGGTGCAAGAGTTTGCGGGGGTTCGATTGCAAAGCTGGAAAGACCTGCTTGAAGCGGCAGGCAACTGGCTGCGGTTGAAAGAGGCCGAACTGAAGGGTTACGACGTTACCGCACCAACGCCGATACCGGAACCCATCACAGCAATACTCGATGAACTGCGGGCCTACATGAACAAGCAACTGCTGAACATGGAATCGGCAGGATTGATGAAGATAGGGCCGCGGGCATTAAAGGAAATCAAAGGCAAAATCAAGTACCAACAACGCAAGCTCCGTGAACTCAAAAAACTCTACGAACGTCGCGGGCAATCGCCGCCGGCGGAAGCGGTGGAGGAAATAGAAAAGGAACTGGCGCACCTTGCACGCCGTAAAGCAGCGGTCGAAAAAGAACTGACCAGGATGACCTACTATTCCACCCAAATCTACGACGTGAACAAGGTGCTGCCGAACCGCACCGACTTCACCGACGACCTGGTCATGGCGATGCGCGAAGGGCATGTGGTCGAAGGTAAGCCGATAATAGAAGACGCCGTGCGCAAGGTGGATTCGGCTACCATAGCGGATGAACTGGCAAGAATCACCGGCGGGCCTGTTGACGACATGACCCATGATGAAATGGTGAAGTTCATCGTCGATAACCTCACCGAAGCCGAACTGTCGCCCAAGTTCCTGGCCACCTACGAAAAGGCCAAGGAAACCGTCTGGACGCAGATTGCCGAACAGACCTACGACCTTATCACCGGCATACCGCAAGGCGCAGGCAAGCGCAGCGGAATCTACATGCCGGCAATGATACCCGACCCGCTGCAACTTCGCTTGATGCAAGCCAATCCGGCACGCATGGCAAAGTGGATGATTAACGACCCGATGAAGATCGTCAACTACTACATGCGTGCCACCGCACCGCGATACGCCGTCAGCAGGGCCATACAACTGAACCCGCAGATATGGGAGAAGGCAAGGCTTACCAACGGAACGAAGGTCCGCACGCTGGAAGACTTGTTCACCTACGTCGATGAAGGGACTGAAGCCTTCTATCGGTTCGCGCAGTTTCACGACGAGCACATGGCGAAACGCGGCGTGAAGTTCAAGCCCTTGCTGCCTGTCGCCAAGAAGATGCAGTACATGGTTGAAAGGGACTTCAAGCGCGTTGTGGAAGACATGCTTGGCATCCGCACAATGGCCGCATCGAAGTACGCGGGCTATCAGTACATGGCGGCCTTCGGCAGAAGCATCCTCTACATGAACTACGCCAACAAGCTCGGCTGCGTCGCCCTCACGCAGATTAACGACTTCGCCCCAATGTCATTGTTTGCCCTGATGCGCCCCCAAACACTGCGATTACTGATAAAAGCCATTCGCAGCCTGGACAAAGTTACGAAGCGCGACTTGGAACTAATCGGCCTGCTGAAAGACCATCTGATACGTACAAGACGCCTGATAGACGTTCCGGTTGACGAACCCATCGACGGCAGGCTGATGATGGGATTCGAACGCGGCATCAGAACCCTCGCCGATTGGGGCAGCAGAATCAATCTGATGAATTTTGTAACTGATATTGCCAAGAGGGGCAGCGCTATCTATGGGATAGACATGCTGACCAATATCAGCCGCAAGATGGTCAGGGCGGTTGAACTGGTTGAAAAGGAGGGCATGACACTGGAAGCCGCGCTACGCAGGGTTGGATTGCGCGGCGGCAAGAAAAGCTACTGGCTGGCAAAAGTCAACAAGATGGGCCTGAACTACAAGCGCGCCAAACTGTACCACAACCTCATCTACAAGTACGGCTTGACGATGGACGACAGGCCCATACGCGAAGTAATGACCTTCGAAGAATACATGGCATCAAGCAAGCCGGTAAAGCCGAACTTCGAGGCATGGCCACTGGTGCGCAAGGACGTCAAGGACTTGTTCGACACCATTGCCATAAACATTACCAGTTTCGTCAATCACGAAATGGTGGTTACGCCCGGCGCGTTCGACCGGCCAGCATTTATGATTACCATGCCGGTACTCGGCAGACTGCTGAATCAGTTTCAAACGTTTTCGATGGCGTTCGTCAATCAACGGCTGAACGTGATGGCGCAAATGCCCGCACACTACCAGCTCTGGTACGCCGCATCCTACACCTTCCTTGGCGCCATGACCGACGCCATCCAAGCAGCGCTATCCGGAAGGCGAAGTTTCACCGAAACGGCAAAGGCATGGGAAGAACAGCCGCTTCAGATGCTATACGTCGCATGGGAAAGGGCGGGGCTGCTGGGGTGGTATCCGCGGATAATCAGAACCCTTGGAACGGTCGCACCGCCTTTTGCCCGACTGATGCAAGGCACGTCATCCTTCGTACACTATGCCAGCCCGGACCTGCCCATTTCCATGATAGGCCCCTTCGGGTCGGACTTGAACAGGACGTATAAGGTCATACGGGACGTGCTCAACGGCAAAATGTCAAAATGGACGGCACTTAATTTCGCCAAACTGCTGCCGGGGCAAAACCTGCTGTGGCTGCGGCTGCTTCACACCACCGCAGGGCTGCCCACAGTGCCCGAAGCCATAACCGAAGCCCCTGTTTACAGCACGCCCGTGTTACTGAACAACTGGGGCAGCAGAAGAAAGGGGTGGTAAGATGAAGAAAGACAACCGGAACGATGGCAATATCCAAGAGACATTGGCGGAAGAGTTTGATGCTTTGCTTTTGAAGATGCTGCGGGAAGGCAAGCCGCAACTTGATAACGATGGGAACGTCATCAACGTGCCCTTGTCCGCTGCGGACCTTAACGTCATACGTCAGCGGCTTAAAGACTGCGGCATCACCGCCATACCGGCAGGTGAAAACCCCATCGAACAAATCATTCAGGAAATGCGAAGCAGGGGATTGAAACTGCACGGCAGTGAAGAAGTGGCATGATGGAAACGAAAAAGTACATCGCAAAACTTTACGACGACTTCCCGTTCTTTATGACGGAACTGTGGAAGGCTATCGGCTTGCCGGAACCGGCATGGCATCAGCTCGACATGGCCGATTACCTTCAACACGGCCCCAACAGGCGAATCATCATCGCCTTCCGCGGCGCATCGAAAACCTGGATTACCATCGCCTATGCCTTGTGGCGGTTGTTCCGCAACAAGAAAGAAGGCGTCATGGTCATATCGAAAACCGAAAAGCACTCCAGGGACAGCCTGCGGATGGCCCGGAACTGGATTTCCAAAGTACCCTTCCTTCAGCACATGGAACCGCAACGAAAGGTGCCGCGATGGGAATCACACAAAGTGCGCGATTCGGTAGGCCAGTTCGACGTTCGCGGGGCACCCGGCATCCGCATGCCGTCCTTCGCCGCCTACGGCAACACAGGGCAAGTAACCGGCAACAGGGCCACCGTCATCATCGCAGACGACGTGGAAACGCTGCAGAATACGATGACCGCCGATATGCGACAGCGGCTGCGGTCTGATGTTACCGAGTTCGACAACATCATCATCCCCGGCGGCACCATCACCTTCCTCGGCAGCTACCACCATGAAGAATCGCTTTACCTGCAGCTGCAGAAAGACGGCTATGATATGCGGGTATGGCCGGAAAGGTTCCCCGAACCGGGCGAAAGGATCCCCTTCATCAGCAAGACGTACGCCAAGCGGATAGAATCCGGCCTGGCCAAGCCCGGCCAGCCGACATGGCCGGAAAGGTTCGGCGATACCGAACTGCAGGCAAGGGAAGCGTCGCAGGGACGCAGCAGGTACCTGATGCAGATGCGATGCATCCCGTGGCTTGGCGACACCCTGGCATATCCGCTGAAGCTGGAAGACTTCATCGTCTTCCCGTTCCTGCCCGACAAGGCCCCTGTGGCCATAGCTTGGGGCAAGCGGGACTTCCGCGGCATGTCCACCCGCGTCGAAGACATCCCATCCCTGGGCTTCGGTTCAGATGCCTACTACCACCCCATCATGGTGTCGGAAGACTGGACGGACATCACCGACACCGTCATGTGGATAGACCCGTCCGGCAGGGGTGAAGACAAAACGGCCTACGCCATCGCATCACACGCCAACGGCATCATCTGGGTACACGATGTCGGCGGCCTTGCCGGCGGATACGACGAATCCACCCTGGAAATGCTGGCCAAAGTGGCAATCCAATACAAGGTCAGAAGATTGTATATTGAGGATAACTTCGGACAGGGGATGCTGCGGCCGCTGTTGGAGCCCGTTTTTGCCCGCGTGGCGGCTACGGCAAAGGACACGGTCATCCCGACGATAGAAACGGTAAGGGTAGCCGCACAGAAGGAAGTGCGGATTATCGAAACCTTGGAACCGCCGATGAACAGCCACAGAATCGTGCTGCACCCGCGGGCGGCGGCGAATACGGACCTGCAACGTCAGATAACACGCATCACCCGCATGCGCAATTGCCTGGACCATGACGATATGGTGGACGCCCTGGCGGGGGCGGTAAGCAGGTTCGACATGGATTTGGCGATTGACCCGACAAAGGCGGCAGAACGACTACGGGAACAAAAGAAGATGGAAGCCATCGAAGAACACCTGCGACTGTGCGGTATCAGCCAGCAACGAAAATGGTTCAAAATCTGGTAGAAAAAGGGGTTAAGAAGATGGCACGGAAGAAGAAATGGATACAAAGGGCGATCAAAAGACCCGGTGCACTGCGACGCAAGGCCAAGGCTGCCGGCAAGTCGGTCCGCGAATACTGCAGGACGCTGCCAAAGAACGCATCGACACGAACCAAGCGGCAATGCGCCCTGGCCCTGCGGCTGATGTCCTACGCCAAGCGAAGGAAAAGAAGGGGATAACCAGCCATGCCCAAAAAACTGCATCACAAACTGGCCAAGGCGGCCAGAAAGGCCGGATTGCGCCCCGGCACGGCCGCCTACAACGCCTACGTTTACGGCACAATGCAAAAGATAGAGGCCGCCCGTAAGAAAAAACATCATAAAAAGCGCAGATAATCCTTGACAAAAGGTATAGGTGGGTCAGAATCCATTAGGGATAGCTGGCAATGGTACTTTCAGAAAGGGCGCCCTAATGGACACGCAAAACCGGCAGCAGCTGGCAGGGAAGACCGTTACCATCAACGGCCGGACCATCAAGGTCTTGACATCCTACCAAACGGACATATTCCACCGCGATAGCCGCTATTGCATTTGGATTCGCCCATCGCCGGCGGATGCAATAGACGCCATCATCAACGGATGCGGGGCCGTCCACAAGGACGATCTTAGGCTGGCGGAAGAGCGAATAAGGCAGGGGTGGTGGTGCCGCTGGCCCACATTCGATGGGCCGATATGCCTGTTCCGCATCGGAGCCCTCGGCATGGCAGGGACAGCAACAATCTGGATGCAATACGAACAAGGCTTCATAGACCACATACGACAGGACCAGGGGGCAAAAAGGTCCTTCGAAAACCACATCATGGAAAGGGCGATTGATGCGGTGCGTGAGGGGATGAAAAGGCAAGGGGATGGGGAATCGGTCCAGGATGGGGAAGAAAATCAAATCTGAAACGCTATAGCAGGGTAGGAGGACAAAGATATGGACAGTCCGTGGACGGTGCTGCTGTTTCCCTTTACGATGGTGGTTGCGGCGATTGTCGGCGCAATCACTGCGGTCAAGGGGGTGGTGATGGCCGGCTTCTGCGCCATTATGGCCGTGCTGTCGCTGGCAACGTTGCCGGTGTGGGGGCCGGTGCTGGTAATCAAGGGATGGATTGAAAGCCGCGAAGCGGAGGCGGCGGCGGAAAGGTGGTTTGAAAGCAGGGTAGGGTGAAGGAAGGAGGGTGCAGGGATGTCGGAAAGAAGGGCGGAATACTACCGACGGCGGGGCAAGTGGATACGCATCTACGACTTGCGGTACAACTGCACGGCGATACTTGTCAAAGACATGGCGAACTGGTGGTCGTGGAGGGTGTATAAGCAGCTGCCGGAAGGGTACGCCCTGCTTGATAACGATTTCGCCACGACGCTGGCAGAAGGACTGCGATGTGCACGAAGAATCGCAAGGGCAAAAGGAAAAGGAATCTGAAGATGGTAAAAACGGACAAATGTTGCCAGAAGCAGAGGTTGGCGAAGATCTACAGCATGCGTAATAACTGCATCGCCGTCCTCCTCAAGCTGGCACACGGGCCGTGGCAGTGGGAATTATGGAACTGGAAAAACGATGGTTATAGATTCACGAGAATTGGTTACGCCCCCACGTTGACTGAGGCACTGCAGGAAGCAAGGAAGGCCGCAAGGGCAAAAGGAAAGTAAGATGCAGAAACTGTCATGGAAGCGGATCGCCGAAGGCGACGACATCATCTACCAGCCGCGACAATTGCCGGAAGGGTTCACCAAGATAACCATCATCAACGACAACAGGCTGAAAAAGCCTTCGTGGGCGCATTGGGAATACCACATCATCTTCCAAATCCCAGATGCCGCCTACGAAGATATCCTCGGCCTTGCCCCAACCCTCGCCGACGCCCAAACAACCGTCAAACAACATGTCAAAAGACTCACAAAAAACCTCTGAACATCCTACTGGCAACGTTGCCATGAGCAAGTTCTGCAAAAACTATGCAAATCCTCTATAAATGGCAACGTTGCCAGTCCGGAAAATTTTTTGGGAAATTTTTTTTTGACATGGGTGGGTGGTGGTGGTATAGTATAGTGTGAATGGGCGGGGGTGTATCGTATGGTAGGCTGCGACGAAGGGCACCCCGACGCCCTTGGCGATCACAGGCCGTTAGCCTACACGACGGTGCCAGCGACGGCGGAAAGTCGCATCGCCAAACCAACCGGCAATGTTGCCAAGAAAAAAGAAAAGTGGCAACGTTGCCACCTTGCCTGCAGGCACAACAATCGGCAGCGCCGCCTGACGCCCATCAGGCGA